AATATTTGTCCTATGGATTGTACTATTTGTGCTCTATGCGCTAGCAACTCTAAAAAAGACATTGTCGTAGCAATGCATTAACAACGATGTCAGCGCTGACAGCGTGTACTATACGTTTAATACGTTATTTACACGCTGTCAATGTGTTAGCGTATATCATATAAAAACCGCGCTTCTCACGCGCACACGACGCCCGCGCGCGTTGACCGCCCCGCGCCACCACCCCGCGGGGATCGCCCGAGGCGTACAAAGCCCGCTATAAATAAGGCGGGAGGGGGCCGCAAAGTACGGCGGATAAATAGCGCCCTAGGGGTACTTCCCACCGCAAACAAAAATAGCATTTTAGCGTATGCTATGTGCCATCACCGACCCCAAGCGGTTGACAAACGCAAAAACCGCACACACATTAAGCGACATATAACCGCCGGTGCAACACCATGCGCCAGGCATCAGTCAAAAAGAAACCAAAGAGCGGGAGAAGATCGCATGGCACGTAACACACAGCACCACCGGTTACAATACGAAGAGATATTAAACGCCATTCCCCATAGCTACGGTTATTTAATCGAGGTAGCACGGATCATCACAAAGATCCGCCAAGCCAAACACGCCCAAGACTCCGGCAGCGAAGAAGAGGCCAAGCGCATACCACCGGTAACCCGAGACGCCGTAAACAGAGCAATCAAACGTTTCGACAAGGAGACAGAGGAAAAGGGCATAGACAGAGTTTTACTAAAAGAGTTTCTAACAGCGGAGGAAGAAAACGCCATAGACGATACCGGATACCGCATGCAGAAAGTAGCGTTAGACGGTGATATGTCAGCGATGAAGTTCGTGTTAGACCGCAGAGGTGGGGATAAGTGGCGTAAGGAAGAGACAGTCAACGTTAAGGGCGATAAGCTTATAATCAATATAACCGAAGAAGAGGAGGGGTTATAATGCCATCCAAGAAAGAAGCAGTAAAAGTTTTAATCACCCACGTTAAAACGGGTAAAACAAAACAGGGCGTTGCAATCAGCGATAAGGAGATCCAGACGCACGATGCCCGCAAGAAGTTCGGCAAAGACACCGAAGTAACGTGCCTAAAAGAGGGCACATCCTGCGAAGAGGTAAAGCAGAAGACGTTAGAGTTCGCAAAGAACAATCCGGAAGGGTACGTTTTACGCAATCGCCTTTTCACACCGTGTAGCCGGATAGCCCCACCGAGTTTCAAAAAAGCGATACAGCGTAAGGTATCAAAACCACAAACAAAAACCAAAGAAGAAGGAGACGCCAAATGAGCGAAGCCAAAGAAACCAAAAAAGCCCCCGCAAAGAAGAAAGCACAAGTAGTGTTTTTCATCGGGGATGCATATCGTGAGGATAAGCGCACAGGAGATAACCCAATCGAGAACACAATCGATAAGTTTTTAGATTCCAACCCAGGTAAAGAATATCAGATATACGTACAATCACGTTACGGGTTAGATCAAACCAAATTACGTAAACCAGTCCAGAAAGCGGTTATCAGCGTGTATAAAGGGGATGTAGTTCCAGCCCTCCGCCAGTTTCAGACAGAGAACACAGAAGCGTTTAACAACGTAGAGATCGCAATGACCGTCCAAGGCATTAAACCGAAGGGGTGGTTTAAGGATTGGCTAAAAGGGATTAAGTATTCCCAAGAACCGCCAAAGCAAGAAGAGCCGAGTTTTAAAGTCGAAGATTAAGAGTGGAATCTTTGGTTGGAGCTAGCGTCAGCGGTGTATCTCCCCGTTGGCGCTTTTTAGTAAAGGAGCAAACAATGCAACCATCGGTAAGGGTGAAAAGGTAGATGGCACCGTTTAAGTTAACAGCTAAGCAGAGAGAATTAACATCAGCCATTGCAGCGACCGATGCGATGAACATTTTACTTTATGGAGGTTCCCGTTCCGGTAAAACGTTTTGGGTAGTCCAAGCGATAGTTAAAAGAGCTTTAAGGTGTGAGAGTAGGCACGGGCTTTGCCGGAGGAACCTACAAGATGCGAGAACAAAGTTAGGGGATACACTTAAGGATGTGTTCAAGGCGATGGGTTTAATCGAGACAGTGCATTGGATTCACAAGGCTAAGATCGATACCTACGTTATTTACCTTCCCGATGGCGGGGAATCAGAGATTAAGATGTTGGGTATGGATACCAAAGATCGCCAGTTCGAGAAAGTACTAGGTGACGAATATTCATCGCTCTACTTTAATGAGGCAAACGATATAGCTTTTGACCCAGTGGAGTATGCCAGTTCACGTTTAGCACAACTTAACGTACTTAAAAAGCGGTTTTTCTTCGACTGTAACCCTCCAACGAAGAGTCATTGGCTCTATAAGATGTTTTTCAAGTATGAAAACCCCGAAGATGGTACTAAATTAGATCCAGAAGATCTATTTGCTATGCAAGTTAACCCGAAGGATAACGAAGAAAACATAGACCCGAATTACATCGAAAAAGTATTAAAGAAGATGTCAAAACGGAAGCAGAAGAAGTTTTGGTTCGGTGAGTTCGGTGATGAGGCGTTTGGTAAGGTATTTAATGACAAAGATATTAACAAATACAGAGTTGATCCGAAAGATTTTGACCACAGGGTGCTCGACCGCATTATCATCGCGGTTGACCCGAACGTTACGAGTAAACCGGGGCGGTCGGACGATTGTGGTATCGTGGTCGGCGGTAAGATAATCGGTGAAGATGATATATATATTTTAGAAGATTGTACCGTTCCCAATGCGGGCCCAGGCATATGGCCCAAAGAGTTAGCGAGGATATTCCGCCGATGGAACGCTAACTACGTTGTGGCGGAAACAAATCAAGGCGGAGAGCTTGTAGTTTTGACTATTCACAATTATGATAGGACAATACCTGTTAACATGGTACATGCTAAACAAGGTAAGTTCGCTAGAGCTGAACCTGTTGCGGAAATGTATGCTATGGGATGGATTCATCATGTAGGAGTTTTCCGTGAATTAGAGGATGAAATGGTGGAATTCGACCCCGATACCTCTAAAAGGTCACCCAACCGGATGGATGCTTTGGTTTATGTCTGTATGGAGTTGAATAAAGGGTCTGAATTGGTATTTAGTGACCCACAAGATGAAAAAAAGAAGCGTCCTTTAGGTAATAGACATCGAGAACGGACGGTAGCCGAGATAATTAATGATGAAAGTCTTTGGAGTTAATAAATGAAAATATTAGAGGAATTTGTTGTTAATGGTTTCGAATCATTCAAAAATCTATCCAAATTAACCCGTGGCCTAGAGACAACCCGCCAAAATCCCCGAAATAATGGTATATTACAGCCTACCAAAAAGAAAATTGACAATAAAGATCTTGTAGCTAACGCTAATTCATGGGTACATGTGTGTCTAAGTAAGATCGGTGATCGTGTGGGTGAGGTGCCTTTACGTTTGTATGCACGTTTGCCCGAAGGTAGAATGCCTCGTGAAGAAGCGATGTTTAGACGCCTCGGCAAGTTAGAACATAAGAATCTCGGTAAAAGAGTTATTAAACAGACCTCTAACTCGATGATATTGGCTGACGATATAGCCGTAGAGATAGTAGACCATCCGTTTCTAACGTTAATCAATAATCCAAGCGGATTCCGTGTAATGTTAGAGTTAATGTCTACCACAGCACAATTTCTGAAACTAACCGGTGATGCTTATTGGTATGTTCCTAAAAGCAGATCGGGAATTCCGGACGCTATCTACCTTCTACCATCCCAATACGTTGAGGTTATACCCGGCAAAGGCAATCGTTGGGTTAGAACTTACCTCTTCGGGGATGGCCCAGTGGACGAGCGAGTATCATTTAATGAGGATGAGATAGTCCATTTCAGACGCCCTAACTTGGCCAACGAATACGTTGGTATGGGTGATTTACAGCCCATGTTCAGAGCAAAGAAGCTTAATGACGAGATGCAGAATTATAACCTATCGCTTAATCAGAACAGTGCAGCACCCAGCCACGTTATCACATTCAAAGACTCCAACACAAGTAAAGAGAAAGTTGAGAAATTCAAGAGAGCTTTTGACCGCATTTTACAGGGTGTGTCTAAAGCAGGTAACTCTTTTGTACACAATGGTGAAGCTGATATTACCCAGGTAGGGCTTGCACCTAAAGATATGGTCTACATCGGCGGTCAGAACCTCACTCGTGACATGATTTTGAATTCATTTGGCGTACCTAAGTCAATAATTGAGGTTGATAACGTTAATAGGGCTAATGCAGATGCCGGACATTACGATTTCGAAAAAAACACCATCAAAGTACTATTAAATTACATTGCACAGGTGATCAACGCCAAAATAATCCCATTATATGGGGAAAACGCCCTCTTTGTCTCTTTTGACGAGAATGTGCCCGAAGATGAGACATTTGAGCTCGATAAGACAACTAGATTAGTGTCTACTGGTATTATATCCATTGAGGAAGGGCGTGAACGTGAAGGTTATGGTGAAATAAACCCCGATGATACTTTCGTTTTACAAGGAGGGACAGCGATTTCCGAGGCCGGAGAGAACAATGACCCTAACGAACCAAACACAGAAACTGAAGAAGAGGAGAGTCTCAATGAGGACTAAAATAAAACTATCCGAGTCTTATCTTAAAAATATTGAGGCTCATAACCCCGCCATCCATGAGGAAATTGAGCAGGCAACCAAGGATGCTGAAGTAGATAGCTTAATCGTTAAACGCTCTGCTGTACCTACCGCGAGTGATTTTAAGATCGCTTCAGATGAAGAACAAACCGTTGTGGGTATGAGTTCAACTCGCGGAATTGATCGTGACAATGAGGTTATTGTGCCTCAAGGTGTAAATCTCGACCAATTCAGACAAGCTCCGGTTAAATTGTTCAATCACAGTTGGAACGAGCTCCCTGTCGGTAAAGTTCCGAGCATTAAAGCAGTCAAAAATGGTTTACTATCGAAAACAGTATTCGGGGGGACAACATTCGCCGATGAGGTTTGGAAAGCGGTACAATTCGGTTCTCTTAGAACGAATTCGATCGGATTTATCCCGACAGCGAAGGTATTCCAAGGCGATCGCGATTTTGGTGAAGTAGTCGATAAGTTAGATAAACGCTGGGATGGTTTTGCTAAAACAGCACGTAATATAAGCTCTATCATCGTTAAATCCATCCTTTTAGAGGACTCTATCGTGCCTGTTCCAGCCAATCCGGAAGCCTTGGTACAAGCTGTAAGCTCTAAGAGCCTAGCCATTCGTGCAGAATCCCTAGAAGCTATGGGTTTTGAGGTGAAAGTGTTTGAGACAGAGGATGAGTGTTTAGAGGATCTTTACGATAGTCTCCACCTTATCAATGAGAAAAATTTAACTGAAGAAGAGGAAGATGGCGAAGAAATTCCGCCGGAAACTCTTGAAAACGCTGAAGAAAAGCATAATGATAATGATAGTGGCGAGAAAAAGCCGACCGTTAGATTAGTTATGCTTGGGGAACGAAAGAATTCCGCCGAGGATATGCTAAGAAAGGTTCAAGAGGAAGTCGCATGGCTATCTCGAAAGCATAACGGTAAGATTTTCTAGTCTACCGCCCCATTGCGGAAAGCTTCGTTGCTCACGCGACAAGTATCACCGATTTAAGGGCAATAAAAAATGAACTTAAACCTAAAAGGTGATACAATGTACGTTAAAACAAAAATCGATAAATTCGCTCTTAAAGGGCTAGACGGTATTGGCTCTTTGCCAGTAGGTTCGGTAGTTGAGATCAACGATGAGGAAGCAGCTCTTAAACACGTTAATGCAGGTCTTTTAGAGGTATTTGACCTTGAAAAGCATAATCGTGAAGAGGCTGAGTTAAAGAAGTTTGAGGATAATCAGCTTAAATCTATGGCCCAAGAGGCTGAAAAATCAGCACGTAATGAGATTTACAAAGAACTTGGCCTAGACCCAGAAGCTAAAGACTTTCAAACCAAACTTGACGCCCTTAACAAGCAGTCAGATGACTTGGAAGCCAAAAAAGGCAAAAGTGGTTTCGACAGTTTTGGTCAACAATTCCAGGCTATCGCAAAAGCGCTTGGTATGAATTTCGAAACAAAAGATCCTACAGGTCAAGGTGAGCTTGTCCCTGCTGATGGTGGATACTTAGTTGATACTGAGTTTGATACTGTTCTTAATAATCGTATGATGGAGACATCTCTTCTTGCAGGTCGTGCTAACTCTCGCACAATTGGTGTTAATTACAACTCTATGAAGTGGAATAATGTTATCAATTATGACCGTACAGACGGTAACCACCCATCAACAGTTTACTACACTGAAGAGGCAGACGCGATTACCGACTCTAAGGTAACTTTCGAGCAGATTGAGCTGGCCCTGTTAAAACTTGCAGGATTGAACTACCTAACAGGTGAGATTATCCAAGATACAGCTAACCTAGAAGAGGAAATCATTGATATCTTCGCCAATGAGTTTGGTTGGAAAATCGATAATGGCATTTTCGAAGGTGCTGGCGGTACAGCAATGACAGGTATACTGGGTCACACATCTAATGTGGCTGTTGCCCGTAACACACCTTCTCAAGTTAATGTTGAAGATGTTACAGCAATGTACTCACGCCTATACACTCGCTCAAAAGCAAATGCGGTATGGTTTGTAAATCCAGATGTAGTTCCAAGCTTACAATCATTCCAAATCGGTGATCAACCTGTTTATACACCTCCGGGCGGATTTAGCACTTCCCCTTACGGTTCATTATTCGGTCGTCCGATCATCGAATTAGAGCACTGTAAAACTACTGGTACACTCGGTGATATCAACCTATGGGATCTATCCCAATACCGTGTGATTGAGAAAGGTGGAATCAGCGTGGCTCGTTCTGAGGATGTTAGATTCGTAAACGATGAGGTTGCTCTTCGTTTTATCAAACGTGCAAACGGTATTCCTATGTGGACAAGTGTACAAACTCCACAGAACGGTTCAAACACTGTTTCTCCGTTTGTCTCTCTAGCAACTTAATATTTGCTCATATTAGGGCTCCTTCGGGAGCCCATCTCTTTTAATTTTAGGATGCATTACTATGGCTATTACCGTATCAACAACTGTAGACTTACTCGACACTAAACGGACAGCAATAAATCCCGACACTCTCATACCTATTGGAGATCCTTCCGGATTTTTTACCCAGGGGGATACTACTTTCGAGGTAGCCGTTCTACAAAATGGCGTAGAATTCGACCTCACAACTATAGGTGCAGCCAACCTACTTCTATCAATTTCAAAAAAGACAGCACCCGATGATCCCGTATTAGTGGTGTCTTCCGTTACAAGTTTGAGTGGGGTCAATAACTCTATAGCTAGTTTTACAGCCAATACCGCCACCGTAGAGATGCAGGAATACTTAGAGGATGTTGTTGAAGACTGCGTCAATGTAGAAGTTATTGACAATACTGACACTGCTTATCCTAATGTACTAGCGTCATGGACAATGTCAGCAGTGAATATGGGCTTCAACCCCAATGGAACATTACCTATTTACACAAATATAAAGCACAAGACTTCTGAAACGCCCGACCGCCAACCTTTACCCACAGATGATGATACCCAGGGATATCAATTAGGCTCTATATGGCTATATTATAACCTCATTGACCCTGTGAACGCAGAAGTATACATGTGTCAATACTCCGCCACAGGTGCGGCTAATTGGATTCAAATATTGACTTCTTCTAGTTCTATAGATTGGGGTGATATTGGTGGAACCCTATCAAACCAGATAGATTTGCAGAATGCACTAAATGCTAAATTACAAACAGTTGCTACAGATGCTTCAATAACCGGCGATGGTACTACAGCTAGTCCTCTAAGTGTGGTATCTGCACCAGCCCCTGTTGACAGTGTGTTTGGGCGTACTGGCGCTATTGTAGCTGAGTCCGGGGACTATGATGATAATCAGATCGACAACACCTCTACAGTAAGTGGTGCTAGTGTGTCCGATGCTTTAGACAATTTAGATAGTGATAAATTGGACTCGGTATCTACAGATGCCACTATCACTGGAGATGGTACGTCCTCAAGCCCCCTAAGCGTTGTTAGCGCTCCTGCACCTGTAGATAGTGTATTCGGGCGGACAGGAGTAGTTGTAGCACAATCGGGGGATTATGGGACTAGCCAGGTAACTAACCAATCAACCGTTACAGGTGCGACTAATACTGATGCTCTAGACGATCTCCAGAGTAATAAACTATCAACCGTATCGACCGATGCCACACTAACGGGTGACGGCACATCTGGGGCTCCATTAAGTGTTGTTTCAGCGTCTGCCCCTGTGGATAGTGTATTTGGCCGGACTGGGGCGGTAACGGCTCAGTCGGGAGATTATGATACCGACCTAGTGGACAATAACTCATCAATACCCGGAGCCACCACTAGTGACGCTTTAGATAATTTACAAAATGATAAACTGTCAAACGTCTCAACCGACGCAACTTTAACCGGAGATGGAACTTCGGGCAGCCCCCTTAGTGTTGTACCTTCTGGGACGGTTCCCGCACATGCCAGCACTCACGAGAGTGGAGGCTCTGATGAAATAAATGTTAATGATCTATCTGGGGTTCTGGCGGACAGCCAGTCTGTATCTACAGATAGTAGCTTAACTGGAGACGGTACTGCTGCCGACCCTTTGAGTGCACAAACAGCATTAAATCTTAAAGAAGATGTTGCAAATAAGGGCATTAATAATGGTTATGCAGGTTTAGACAGTAGCGGCCTTGTCCCCTTGGCAAATTTACCCGACTCGGTTAAAACAGGCAGTGAATATAAAGGCGCGTACAATGCAAACACAAACACCCCTACTATTACAGACGGTACCGGATCAAATGGTGATTACTATCGTGTGTCGGTAGCGGGTAGTCAAAATTTTGGATCTGGGGCTATTAGTTTTTTAATAGGTGACTTGGTTATTTACAACGGAACTTTGACAATTTGGCAAAGAGTTGCTGGCAATCCCGACCTAGTTACATCAGTAGCAGGCAAACAGGGCGTAGTTACACTTGATAAAACCGATGTTGGCTTAAATAATGTTGACAATACTAGTGATATTAATAAACCTATTTCAACAGCAACACAAACGGCCTTAGACGGTAAAAAAGACGATTTCACAGAAAACACAGCTTTCAATAAAGACTTTGGTACGACAGCAGGTACGGTATGTGAGGGCGATGACCCGAGGCTAAATGATTCACGAACACCTACCGCACATGCCAGCACTCATGAAAATGGTGGTTCAGATGAGATTGACGTTACAGGTCTATCTGGAGTTTTAGCGGATAGTCAATCTGTGTCTTCAGACTCTAGTCTCACAGGTGACGGAACTTCAGCTTCCCCTTTAAGTGCACAGACCGCCTTGGACGGTAAGAAAGATGATTTCAGTGAAAATACTGCTTTCAATAAGGACTTCGGGACAGGTGCAGGTGAGGTATGTGAAGGTAATGACTCCCGATTAAGTGATCCACGTATACCTACCGGATCGGCAGGAGGGGATCTAACAGGAACTTACCCTAACCCTCAATTAGCATCGACTTCGGTTACTGCCGGTTCTTACTCTAATGCAAATATAACGGTTGACGCGAAAGGTCGAGTAACTTCGGCGTCCGATGGTGCTTCCGGTGGTGATGTAAACGGCCCCGCTAGTTCTATTGATAAAGGTATTGTCACGTTTGACGGTACTACAGGTAAGACAATACAAGACGTCGGACTGAGAAATTACGGAGCCTCAGCTACAAACCCCACAACCCCGACCCCTGCTGACGGGGATATTTACTATAATACTGTCTTAAGTATGAATATGTTTTACGACGGGTCTAGATCTAAATGGTTGTCAGTTGAAAAAGTTGAAATTAATTTCGGGGCTCAGACCACTGGGCCCGGTGCGTATTACCGAGGTATAGACCGTAGACCATATACTAATACTAGGGGCCGATACGCAGAGTTTAATGGTACCGTAGTGAGTTTAACTTACACACGTGGGGATACCGACGCAGCGACTTTTGAAGTTACTACGGGGGGAACCCAAATATCCACAGTAGCCAGTAGTGCGAATGCCGGTAAGGATACTACACTAAATGATGACTTCAATGCGAATCAGATTTTAGGTGTTAGGAATCAAGCTGGGGGCAATGGCACGAGTCAAGTAATTGGAGTAGTAACTTTAAGATGGAGAGCCTAACATAATGAGCACAGTAATAGCCAAAAATCAAACAGCAGGGAATTTGACACTCTACAGTGTTGCGGTTCCTAATAATCAGATACCTGCGTCGGGTCAAGTAACCTTGACCGATTACGCTAAGCTGAATGAGATCCAAGGGGACGAAGAAATCCAAGCATATATAGATTCGGACGATATTCTACTAAGTGTAGACGGGGTTGACCTGGACAAGTCTCAGAGTGCTTCTTATTCACAGTCGTTAGCGGTGGCAACCCTGTCTGAGGTTGATGCGGGCACCGTAGACAGTAAAGCTGTAAGTCCTAAGACATTAAACGATTCCGCACTTACCGGACAGGTAAATACTAACACTGCCAACATAGCAGGCAAAGAAAATGCTTTTACAAAAAACAGTGCTTTCAATAAGGAATTTGGCACAGCCCCGGGTACGGTACTGGAAGGTGATACCACAACAATAACAGGTACCCAAGCTAGCGATATAACTACTAATAACGCTAAAGTCTCATTTCCCGAAGCCCCTAACGACGGTAAACAGTACGCTCGAAAGAATTTGGCATGGGATGAGATAGCCAGCAGTGGCACCCCAGGGTATCAGCCGATCATAAGCTTACGATCCACGGATACGACCTCAACAATAAACCAAAATGCGCCACTTGCGGTTAGCTGGGATACTGAAGTCGAAAAAGACGTAGGTTTTACACATAATACCAGTGTCAATGCTTCCCGTGTGGAGGTTGACACCGATGGCACCTACCTTATAAGCGGTAGTATACGGGTTTATTCTACAGCTCAGAGATTTCAAACGGGGGATTACGTCGAGGTTGAAATACAAATCGAATCACAACTTACCGTCGCTATAACTGGAACACTAATAGGTGATGAGTCTAGCTTTACGGTGACCAAACTGTCCGGAGAAAAAGGAGAAAAAGGCGACACAGGTACAGGTTCAAATATTGTAATACAGAAAGACGATTCCACCGTCGGCACCGTAACTAATACCCTCAATTTTGAAGGGGTTGGGGTTGACTCAGTGATCGACGAAGGCGGTAATAAAACAACGGTCAATATTACAGGACTAGACCCGTAATAAAACAACGGTCAATATTACAGGACTAGACCCACTACAAACTTGCACCCTTGACGGGTCCAGTAATATCATCACACCCGCACAACTGGTCAGCGACCAGGATAATTATAACCCGCCTGGATTTGGTTCCTGTAATTTAATACGCCAAAACATTAACGGGCAACGAATTATCACGGGATTTGTTGCGCCTGCCGCCGGCGTTAATAGGATTTTTGCAATCACAAATATTTCGGGATCGAGTGAGTTAAAGTTCAAAAACAACGATTCAAGCAGTACAGCGGCTAACAGGCTTTTGTTAAGGGATAACGGCCCCGACAAGTCATTAAAAGAGAATGAAACAGCGGTTTTCTATTATGATCATACATCGAATAGATGGCGCGTGTATAATAGGGTAGGTTAATTATGGCAAAAAAATTTTATGAAGAAAGCAACGAGGCGATCCCCGCAATACAATTTATCGAGGAAGGAAGCGAGCCCGCAGGTTGGGTTGAAGTAACTAATGCCGACAGAATAAATACATTGACTAAAAAACTTTATTTACAAAGAGAGTTAGACGGGCGGAACCTTTATGAAAATATACGCGCTAAATTAGCTAAAGATTTCAATTCGGGTTCCTTGACTTTAGCTGAAGCCCATTTTATAGAAACCAAACTTGTTAATGCAAAAAGTTTTTTATTGACGGGAGATTGGGCGACAGCTCAGCACGAATTAAGTTTACTGGTTGTAGAAGGCGCATACACGCAAGAACTTCACGACGATATAAACCTCAATATCTCAAACTACATGGCTTTAAATTACTAATTATGAAATATGACGTAAAAAATAACTATGTCGGCCCTCAAGGTAAATGGTACAGCCTATTCATCCCTAGAAAACCGCTTGGCATTGATCTTAATTATCCAGCATATAACCATGATAAGTCTTACGCTTTAGGCTTAAATAAGCGAGTCGCAGATTTAACATTTTTATACGATTGTATGGCATTAGTAGAATCTAAGAAATGGAAGCTATTGCCTAATCCATTAATGAGATTTTTTGCTAGATTTGTTATTTTGTTTTATTATATCTCTATCAGAGTTTTAGGCAAGAATTACTACTAAGACTTTTTCGCGTTGGGTCCTATTCGCGAGAAACGAGGCCGCCTTTCGGGGCGGTCATTTTTATGGATACGTTGAATTTAAAACTATAAGGAAAGGCTCAATTATGCGTACAGTTTTTTATCTTCTTATGTGCATTTTTTTAAGTGGGTGTACAGGTTCGAAACCGAACCCGGACTTTATTACCGATAAGATTACCGGAAAACAGTACTCGACCGACGAATGGGCGGCCCTGGACGTTAAGGAAAAGGAAGAAATCCGCGAAGGAAATAAAGAAATCCTCGAGGACGATTCGATCACCGACAAGCTACTATCCGAACCGATTTTGATTATATACGCGGCCGGAACGATTATTTTTATTGTATTAGCGGTGATATGCCTATGGCTTTCGAAAGCAAACCCGCGCATGCTTTGGGCGGCGGCGGCTTGCGGTGTCGGTGTCGTTACATGTATCGCGGCCCCGGTTGTAACGATTATGTTTTTACAGGCCGCGAAAATCATCTTATACGGCCTTGTCGGTGTCGTTTCTATTTGTTCGATTATCGTTACCCTTTGGCTATGGCGAAAACTGCATAAGTCCGACACCGCCGGCGGCGCCCTGGTTCAATCGTGCGACCATTTACTCGAGCTTATCCCGGACGACAAGAAAGACGCCGCCAAACGCGGTCTTAAGGATATACAAGGGCAATCGCGGGCCGTGGTCGATAAGATAATCGCGAAGCAATAAAAAAGGCCCCACCGTCGAAACGGAAGGGCCGCGGGGATGGGGAGTAAAAAACTTACGTAAGGACCGGGTCCAGTGCCACGATGTCGGCCATATCCAACTCGCCGCGATCGAGGGCGAATTCCAGGTCCTTAAGTTTTACTTGCGGGGCCGCAATTTGCGCCACGGTGTCCAGTAGCTTGTCGAATTCGTCGTTCATAGACTTTTTTGTATAACCGTTCTTAAATACGACGTCCCCGTTTTCGTCGGTTTTATTGAGGCCGGTATCCTGGTCGATTTCCATTGCGCTATCGACCAACGATTGCCGGGCGTCGTCCAGGCTAGCCGCCGCGGCTCGTAACGCCTTCGACAATGTAATAATTTTATGCTTAACCTTTATTTCGATCGACTTCGCCCTGGTTAGTTTATCGAATGCCGTCCGGAATTCCCCGTCGTTTAAGTCGCGGTATTTTACGTCGAACATTACTTGTATAATTTGAGCCATTTTTGATTCCTTTATTTAGTAGGTTTTTCGCTTCGTTTTTTGTAATAATAGATTTTTCGGTCTTCCTGGGCCTGGGCCTTTTGACGGTAGCGTAAGGCCTCAGTTATCCCGAAAACTTTTTTAAGACTTTCGGACGGTTTGGCCGGCGGTTTCTTGTTCCGGATATCGTCCTCGAGGCCTGTTATATCAAACGTTCCGGATTTTAAGAACTTATAACCGGCTTTTAAGCTGATTAATGTTAAATTACGCTTAAACGTTACCGGGTCCGCATTCTCGCGCATGAACTCGAGCATATTATCCGCGCCGACTTCGTTTACTTTCTTTTTTGCCGCCGCGTCGCCCAGGGGCCGCGCCCCGTCGTTTATATAACAACCTGGGACACCGTCGGAACCGTCGCCGCCAAGTAACTTTTTCCAAAGCTCGTCGAGATATACCGCGCTGAAATAATTGTGGAATTTATGCGCCGACGGGTCATAAAACTTAGAATCGTATTTTACGCCCATTTGTTGCCAATCCGAATCGTTTGTAATGTAAATAATTTCGTCGTCCGGGTAAGCTAAACGAATCATGTACGCGAGGTCGTCCGCCTCGATTTTATCTTGTTGTAATGTTATCGCTCCAATATGCGGCGCGAACGAATCGGCTATCCGGTTCGAGTGGCTTTTATAGTGTGCTTTCGGCGTGTTTGCGTTCCAAGCTTTATCTTTTCGGTTGCCCTTATAATGGGGGGTAAACTGGAAAACGTCGTCGAGTTCGCAAGGTTGGAGGACGTAATCGTTATTTTCGAAACGCTCTAAAAACATGGCCTCGACGTCGGCTTTTTTAATCGGGCGGCTATCCCGTTCCCATTTCTTTTTCGCCGGCTTGTATCGGACGTGATAATGTTTACCGTCGAACATTAAGACTTTTACTTTGTGTTTCCCCTGGGCGGCTTTCATGCATTCCCAGGCTTTCGCGTGTTCGTAATAATAATCGTTTAGGATATCGTCGCGCCAAATCTTACCGGCGCAATCCTTAACGACGAACGTTTTATCCGGCTTGTACATATGCCATAAATAAAGCATACGTTTGGCATAATTACGGGTAAATTCGACGAGTTCGTGTTCGTTGGTTCCCTCGTAATTTGGGGTAAACATTTCAAAAAAAGCGGCGTAACTTACGACGCTGTTATCGGTTACCATTATTCGCATTTTTTACAGGTCCTTTTTTATTAACGTTTGAAAAATTGGTCGGTCTACCTCGCCAACATAACCACCCTATCGACGCCCGGGTGTCTTCGGGACTGGTTGGCGAGGCGTGCGCCGGTCGTTCCAAACCGTTATCGCCGGGTAATTAATCCGGCGTCTTTGCGCGCCCTGGTATCGGTTGGCCCTCACGCCCTGTATTAAGCGGAATCGAACCGCAAGGCCGATACTTTGGTGCTGAGTGGCGGATTTGAACCGCCTGTCTTTGACTTCCATATACCGCGCGGCTATCTCAGCAAATGCCCTAATAACTACCCGTGCTTAGGGCGACACGGTTTTTCGCATAAACGAGGTATTGGTCGGGAGCGGGGATTCGAACCCCTTAGAGTTAACTTTACCATATGGGCCGGCCGCACCCTCCCGAAATTGCCCCGGGCCTATGGCTCCCGGGGCGAGGTTGATTCGGGGCGAACAGAAGGATAAACCCCGAAACATTGTTTAGACCGGGTCGTCGTCGTTCTCGTCGTCGTCGTCGGCCTTTTTGGTCGATTTCTTTTTCTTTTTCTTCCAAGCGTCAATCGCTTTAATCGAATCGAGATCGATATCGATATCCCAATACGGGTTCCCCTTATCGTCGGTTTTGATATTGTCGTCGTCGTCTCGCTGATACGCGACAATAATATCCATAATCGGCCCGGCGTCCTCGACTTCGCGAAAAACCTTTTGGCTTTGCCAGTCTTTCTCTTTCCAGTCGCGGCCCTTATCCTTTTCGAACTGGTCAATACGTCCAAAGTCGAACCCTAGCGCGATCATAACGTCAACGAATACGAGCATACGTTTTCCGGCACTATGCCAGTAATTGACGTTTAAGATTTTGCCTTCCGCCTCTTCCATAAGGTCGTCGTCCAGGTGGTCGGCGTCGCGGATTTTAAACTCCAACATCATGCCGGGCGTTTGTTTCTTAAACGACTTGTCGCATTTGATTGTTTGAAGTTTGCAAGAATAGGTCCCTTCCTGTTTCCAGGCGAACGAATTGTCGTCGAATCCTTCGGCGGATTCGCCTTTTTTGTGATTATCAATGTTCGAACTTGAATACTTGCCCATAATTAGGTCCTTTCGTTTTTATTTCAATTTCTACGATTTTGCGGCTTATTTGCCGATATCCTTAACATATATCATTTTGATACTTTAACAGTACATTTTTAACATTAATAAAGGAAAAATGCACTATGTCAAACTTACAAAAACACGTAAACGCCGCCTTTGAGTCTTTCGTTGATAACAATAAAGACGAAAACGGCCAAGTCGTTTTCCGGTGGTTCGAAGCTATCCAGGTATTCGCCGAGGGTTATGTAAATTCGATGTGCGACGGCGCGTTGGTTTCCGACGATTGTCTTTTGTCGAGCATTGGTTTTAGTCGCGCTTTTGACGCGTTGCCGGATTTCTTAAAACATTACGGATTTAACTCGAACCCGGAAACGCTTAACCTCGAGCATGAATTCAAAAAGGAAGTTTTCCGTATTCGTAATCCCCAAATATGGAAAACGCACGCATTTATCGGCGCGCGTTATGATATAACCGTATTCGAAAACCGGGTAAAAAACGACCCGGATTTCGTGGCCCAGGCAAAGAAAATGGAAGCCATTTTTTACGATATGCTCGAAATGCATACCGCCTAATTTTACCCGGGGCGGATATGGCCCGCCCCGGATTAACAGAAACAAAAACAGAAAGGACCCGAAAAATGGGTAAAGTAACAATCGGAAACACATTTGCGGGCGATACAATCGACGCAATTATTCGCAACCTGGAGGAACTTAAACGCCAACAAGTCCACACCTACCAGGAAGGCCAAGCGAAAGGAACCCTCGACGAATACAAGGCCGAGGAATTTTTAGGCAAGTTCCACAACGACCTCGAGGGGTTTATGGTTGAAGTCGATAAGTGCTTCGAGGAAAAGGAAGTCGTCGAACCTGGGCCAATATTCCAACGATACGCCATCGTCGGCGGGAACGGATTTTGGGGCCTCGGGGACACCTTGCCGGAAGCCGTGGCCGCGTTCGAGGACGCTTGCGGCGAACGCATTACGAAATTAAAGGACACGTCCTTTACGATCTACGAAACAAAGAGCGAAAAGCCGCTCGTCCCTATTGGCGACACCAGGGAAGCAAACCCGGACGAATCCGACGTTTACGTCGATACCGCAATGGGTTCGCTTATTTACTCGCGTAAAGGTGTCGAAGTTAAGAAAATCAGCGCAAACAGAATAGAACAAAAATAAAAGGACCGGCCGCCCTTCGGGGCGGTCAATTTAATATTATGGAACAGTTACTTACAACAAAGGCCGAGAAAATCGGGAAGGCCTTAAAACCGATAGCGCATTTATTACCGGAATTTTTTATCGTTGCCGGTGGTGCGTTTAAGATAGGGCAACCGATCAACGATTACGATCTCTACCCGGCTAAGGGTTTATTGCTACCGCGTTTCGATCTCGAGGTCGACGAAAAAGTTACGGTCCTTTGTCGGACCGCGAACGCTGTAACCTTTCGCCATAAGGATATCAAGCTCCCGATTCAATGTTGCAATTTTCAAAAACCGAGTCTTGGAACGTTGGTCGAATCGTTCGATTTTAATAGTATCCAGGTCGGCGCAATGTATAAAAACTACTATAAGCCCGGCAGTAAATTCGACGCCATAAAAAATTTCGAAGTCATCGACGTTTATTATAGTCTCGGTTTTATTGAACATGCGGTCCACGGCGAAATCAAATACACCGGGGCCGAATACCCTTTCGGGTCCTTAATGCGAGTCGGTAAACAAATCGCGCGTCCAGGGGTTAAGAAACGTTTATTAATTCAAGCCCTCGGCCAAATATGCCGCCGCGGTTTTCATGATTACGACGATTTTAAGGACCAGTTGGACGCCGTCGACTTGCAACTATTACCGGAGGACCTACACGGCACGAACGACGATTTAATGGCGATTTACAACGCCTTAAGCCGTGGCCCGAAATACTCGTCGGAGGACTTCGCCGAACTTATCCACAAAACGAGCGACGAACCAGGGGGCGAGAATGGTTAAGTTTAAGCCGTTCGAACCGAACCCGTTTAAGCGCATGATGATTCTTAAAATATTCGGTCACGAATTCAAGCCGGGCCATTGCGCCCGGTGCTTGTCGGAAATACACCCGGGCGAGTTCGAGGACGATTTAAGCGTTACCGAACACGCAGTAAGCGGCCTTTGTCAAAAGTGCCAAAACTCATCATTTAACGAGGATAATTAAATGGAAGGTAAACGAATCCAGGTTGGCGACGAAATCGTCGTCCGTATTACGGCCCCGATTTATAATTCATGCAGGACCGGCGAACTCTTTTCGAATACGGTTTGTATTTACAAGGCCGGAACCGTGGAGGCTGAAGTCGTCGGCAAGGTTAAGAAAGTCGACAACCTGGGCGACTCCCAGGCGATCGAAATCGAAATCGAAGGCGATACGTTCGAGACAAATATCAGCCCCGAAATTGGCGACATAACGAAAGGATAAAATCATGGACCACGAAAGCGCAAAAATCAGTCCGGAGGGGCTCGAATTGATCGACCAAATAGCACGCGAGCAAGTCGACCAGGGTATCGAAGCCGAGGGCCAATTCCCGGAAAAGTACAAACTCGCATTCGGTAAAAGTCCGGAGGAACTAAACGCGGCCGTCGACCGGTTAATGGCGGCGGGTTGGTTTCCTCATGGGTCACCGTGTACGGCCGTCGAATACGCAAGCGAAGTCGAGGCGTACGTCGTATTTTTTCAAGCTATGGTTAAGCCATGAGCAACGAATTAATTTACACGCTCGCCGAAATGATACTGGCCGCGCCACTCGCGGCCGGTGTCGGACTTTGGGGTTTAACATTAATAAAAGGGATTTTCACGAAATGAAATTCGATAAATTTTGGAAGGCATTATCCCGCGGCAAAAGCGGGGAACCGAAAGGAAAGGTAACAATCCAGGCCGAGGAATTCCGCCGGATTTCCGAACTAGCATACGACCAGGGGGCCGCAGACGCTTTCGAATTGTGCGTTATAGTAATAAGTTCAATCGAAGCCCTTGTCCGCCTGGGAGCGTCTCGCGAGGAAATCGAACACGTTCTCGCCTCCCGGACTGATAACCCCCGGGAAATAATGCGGGAACTCGAAAAACTGAAGAA